GGAGAAGATTGTTTAATTGAAATTAAGTCCATAGGTGCTGGAACTCTAAGATTTGAGGCTCCTGAACTTCTGTATGACGCAGACGGAGATGTTACAAAGGCTTGGAAAAACATACGCAGACCTTTTCGCAGTCACTTGCTACAGGGTCAAATGTATCTAGAATTGGCTAATCGTATGTTCGGTGAAGATGCGCCCAAAGAGATGGTCTTTATTTATGAACTTAAAGCAGACCAGTCTTATAAAGAGTTTACGGTAAAGGCTAATTATGAAGTGGTAGAAAGAGTTTTTAATGCAGCCAAAAAGGTAGTAGATGCAGTTGAGGCTGACGATATGCCTAAATGCAATGTCTCTTCAGATGGGTGTAAGCAATGCGACTTGATTCCTTAACACAAAAAGCGATAGACGTACAAAAACCAACGTACGACTTAACGCCTCTACCACCTGACATCACTTCTTTGAGCAGTGAGCAGTTAGCAGAACTGTTTACTGTTCTTACTGGATGGGCTGACTACACAGCCTCTCAACTGGCTCAGGCTCAATTAGATGAAAGAGCCGCTCAAAGAGCCTTTGATTTAAAAGTCAATAGGATGATGGTAGAGAAAATGGGCACTGCCACGAAGGGTGATAAGGTAACCCTCATAAAGGCTCAGATTGCTATTGATGAGGATGTGCTCGAATTGGAAGATAAGTTTGAGGAGCGGTATGCTCGTCGAAAGATTCTAGAGATGATGCTCAACAATCAGGAGCGAGACATCACTCTAGTATCTAGGGAAATAACTAGGAGAACGGCTGGAGGGCCGAGGAGGGAATACGTATGAGAAAGTTACTTGCACTTGTTTTACTATTGGTTGGAGTTTCATTTCCAGCCCAAGCAAACACAACACCAACTGTTGCAATCATTGATGTTGGATTCAACGCATCGTTGTTTCCAAATAATGTTGTAGCCGAAGTCTGTATTGTTTCAAATGCAGCGTGTCCAAATGGTCAAAGATTCCAAGAAGGCGCTGGAGCAGCATCAGTTCCCGCTAATGCACTTCCCGCATTTGCTCATGGAACAACGATGCTTTCAATTCTTACATCTGTAAATCCAGATGCTAAAGTTGTATTAGTTCGAGTTCTAGGAATGAACACCAATGGTCGTGCTGGTGCCTACACTATTGATGACATTACAAAGGCTCTTGTTTGGATAGTAAATAATTCATCACGATTAAACATCAAGGCTGTAAGCGTTTCACAAGGAAGAGTAAACGCCCCATGTAGAGCAACATCTGAACTAACAGGTGCAGTTTCTTCTTTGAAAAAGCAAGAAGTGGCAGTAATTGCCTCTACTGGTAATGAGAAGAACAGAACTAACATCGCTGTTCCTGCATGTATTGATGACGTCGTCTCTGTTGGAGCAACAGACAATCCCTTGGCTGGCTCTGCGTGGGATAAGACCGCAACACCAACTATTGCTCTATACAGCAACGGAAATGCATCAACTGACTTCTTTACCAATGGTCGCTTCTTCCACACTGCACAGAATGGCTCACGACAGTTTGCTGTTGGCACATCTAATGCCACTGCAGCCTTTGCTGGCTGGTGGATGAAGAATCTAAAATCAACTATCACTGAAACGTATTCAAGTATTACAACAACAACTGCCTCTAATCAGTGGTTAACAGGAAGGTATGTGTTTATTCCATGAGTGAACCAATTCTGCCAGAAGCACATCAGTTAATAAACAATGACAGAAATGAGTCTTACGACCACCCTTTAGATAACTTTAATAGGATAAAAAAGGGGTGGGAAGTAATATTTGGAATTGATGTTACTGAAGAGCAAGTTGGACTCGCCATGGCGTGGGTCAAGATTGCACGAGAAGCCTACAAGCATAAGAGGGATAACTTGGTAGACGGCGCTGGTTATCTTGGAACTGTAGACATGGTCATTACCGAAAGAGAACGCCGTGCCAACAAAGTCGTTTGACGGCAATCTTGAGGATGGTAATTTAGTAACAATAGGTATCGACCAGTCACTTACTGGATTTGCTGTAACTGCGCTTCAAGTAAGTGACCCGTCTAAATATCACACGTGGGTTTATAAGTCTCCATACTTTGGTGTCGAACGTTTGGTTGATATAAGGCAATTCTTATTTGACCATCTAGACTATGTGTCTGAAACACACGCAATAGACAAAATTGCAATGGAGGGAACTGTTCTTGCCAGTTACTCTGCATTAGTTTTAGGTGAATTATCCGCCCTAGTAAAACTGGCTATTTACGATTACTTTGATGACGATACTAGATTCCCAGTAATGGTTCCCCCTATGACTTTAAAGAAATACGCAGCAGGTAAGGGAAATGCCAAAAAGCAGGAGATGCTGCTACAGATGTATAAGCGCTGGGGCATAGAGTTTAATGATGACAACGCTGCCGACTCATATGCCTTGGCTAGACTGGCTGCTGGCATCTATAAAGACAAGGTAGAAGAGTCTGTAGTAGAGCAAATGAAAGACCTCAAATACCGAGACCAACCAAGGGATTAGCCATACCATTTTGTCCTAGGAGCGGCACTACATCGGAACCAAAGGACTAACAATCGTGTCTATAGAACCAATAATCTCTACTGAAGAACCGTTTTTACGAGTAAGCGCAGGGTCTAATCCACAATCAGTAGCATCAGCAATCGCTCACGCACTCTATGAAAAGCATGAAGTAAAACTACGTGCCGTAGGTGCTGGTGCTGTAAATCAAGCCGTAAAGGCAATCGCTATCTCTCGTGGCTATGTCGCTCCTCGTGGCATGGACTTAACCTGTAAACCAGGGTTTACCACTATTGAGAGCCGAGATGGAGAGATAAGCGCCATCGTATTCGTCATTACAGCCTGATAAAACAGGTTTATCCTTGGATTAAAGCAAGGGAGTTATTATGGCAAATTGGTCAGATATGGGTCATGCAATGCGTCGTCGCATGGGCCTTTCCGCAAGCCACTCAGAATCGGTAGGTACTATGAAAAACAGAAGTATTGATACTCCAGAAGAAGTGCTCGCATCAGCAGCACATATGTCAAGCCCACGTCGTTATGTTGGCTCAGATTACTCAGGCGTAACAAACATAAGTGGAAAACCACTAAAAGGCAAACTAATGCCTAAGAAGAACACACAGGCTGGCGACCCAAATTATGGGACAAAAGTAAACCGCAAGAATGTTCCTGCAGGAAATGCAGCACAGTCTGAGCGTATGGGTGCTCGTTATGTTGTTGGCGCAAAGTTTCCAGCAGTTCATTCAATTGAAGCATCAGCAACTCTTAGTAATGCAAAGATTGTTCCATCAAGTAAGGGACGTCAGAGCGCTGACTTTAACTACGGAATGGATAGCGGTTACTAGAAGTGCCAAGACAACCTCGTTCTTATTCACAGTTCGGGGATGATGACGACAGCAGCATTGTAAAGCCAGTCACACCCGACGTAGAGTCACCAGTTTCATACGGTTCTTCAACTCGTGGAACTTATGAACAACGTACTGCTTGGCGTACCCGTGATATGGGTGGTGGAAGACCTCTTCCATATTCAAAGCGTAGTGCTGGTTCTACATACAGGTTTGATGATGACACTTCTCCTAGTATGCCTCGCTCCGACAAAGGGGTAGGCCGTGGTACTGAGTAACGCTGAATTTGCAAACTTAGCAAATAAAGGTGGTGCAAGCCGTAACTTACAAACCTTTGAACCTGCTGAAGGTCCTGGAGTTATGGTGTCTAAACCTGGCGCAGAAAAAATAACAAATGCTCCTCTAACTCCTGAGCAAGCAAAGTCTTTTAGAAAACAACACGAAGTACAGGCAACTTCTTATGACTATCAAGGTGCTTGGAAGTCTGGAAACAAGATATTTCAAGATGTAAGTCGTAAACATCCTGACCTTGAATCAGCACGTGTCGCTGGAGAACGCGACGAACAAATTGCAGGATATGACCTTGGTGGAACAGATATACGTCGTCCTGAAGGTGGCAACGTTTACTTTAGTCGTCAGTTAAAGGGAATTGAGTCTAACCCAGAATTTCGCAGTAGTAAAACAGAAACTAGCGCTGCAGAACGTATGGAGCCAAAACCAAAGTCTATGGAATTTGTAGAACAGTCTCACATTAGTCGAGGCGCACGTCTAAAGGGTAAGCCAATATCAATTAATGAAGTGTATGCAAAGATTGCAAAGAACCGCAGAAAGAGAGGTGTCTGATGCCAACTGGCTCAAATAACTTCTCAGCATCTCAGAATTGGCAGTCGCTAGGCGCTGGTGGATTTTACGGTTATAACAATCAGGGTGGCGCAGGAACTCCAGTTGCTCGTGACACTCTAGATGCAACGCGTATTGGTGTTGGTCGCGTTCCTTCTGCAGAGTATCCAGATGGTTATCTAGGAACAATTCGTTCTCGTCGTGATGACAGGCTTCTTGACTCTGTTAAATCTCGCGTTAATCAAAAGGCTTATCAACGTGGTGTTCACAAAGGCGAGCGCATTGAGCCATCAATGTACTTCTGGCCTCAAGAGTTTAATCCAGATATGGGCCTTCGTCGTCAGATGACTGCAAAAGCAGATGCAAGCAGCGGTGCAGTTGTTTACCGTGCACCACGCTTTGCTCCACAAACACAGTTGACTCCTGCACCACACCTTGTCAACGATGGTAAATCAAATCTTGTATCTGATGCTCCAGGTCAGATTGATGTTCGTCGCCAGAATATGCTGGCTTATTTGAAACCTGCGTGGCGATAATGGCTTACTTTGGTGTTAACGAACATGGTCGTTTTGATAGGAATTTAGCGCAACAACAGTTTGACGCACACGTAAAAAATATTGTTAACAAATACAAAGAAGCAACCCCAAAGTTATTAAAAGGCGGTTCTGAGTGGTACGAGCGTGCTCACGATGAAGCCAAAAAAGTTGGTGGAGGAGACGTTAGAAGAGGTGCAGGAATTATCGCTGCATTATCTCCGTTAACTGATTGGGATAAGAATGTTGCGTACGCACATCAGTTGGCAAAAACAGGAGACTCTCCTAGTAGTTTGATAAGAGCAAACGTTGCAAAAGCACAAAGAATTCATTCTGGAGAAGACCCACACGAAGTATTGGGTGGACATAAAGTTCGTAGTTTTTTTGAAAATATTCATGACCCAAGCAATCCTCAACCCGTAACTATTGACCGTCACGCTTATGATATTGCAATGGGAAATCCTTTTGTAGGAACTGGTCGTAAGTCCACACCACGTGGTGGAAGTGGCAAGATGTCTCCGGATATTGGCTTATCTGCAAAAAATAGATACGACCACTTTGTTCATGCTTATCATGCTGCTGCTCAAAATTTAGACATTGAAATTCCTAATAAAGCGCAAGCAGTATCTTGGGTTGCACATCGAGGTGCGTTATGACCCAAAAGTATGACGGAGTTTATGACTACACCAAGCCATGGCGTGCACCTGTTCAACCCGACCAGGTAGCAAAGCGTTGGCAATATAACGGTCCATTTGCAAGTAACATGGAGCGGTTAACACAGCAGGCGCTCATGATTGCAACTATTCCTGCTGCTGAAATTTCTGCAATGGTTCGACCACCTCTGCCACAGATTCGCTTGTTCCCTGACCGTTACGGGTATGACCGCCGTGCAGTAGGTATTGACGACGTTATTACCGTTGACAGAAACTATGTAGAACCAAGAACTTCCTGGTACTCAGGAAGCCCTGCAGGTTACACTGGAGCCTCTAGAAACACGTTAGGAAGTGAATAATGGCTGATGACGGAGACGGCATGCTGACCATGGAATTACAGGCAGAAAACCTCACAAGATATAACGGGTCTTCGAACTGTCCGACCTGTGGGATGATAATTAACCCTGTAGAATTTCTAGCAAATCAGGGGCACTGCACAGGCTGCACCACAGCAAAGAGGCAGAAACGAGCAAAGGAATTATTGCAATGATGTTCAATGACCGTCGTACTATAAAAAATCCTGCAGTTGCAGCAGCAGCAAAGGCTGGCTCAATTAAGGCTACACAAAAGCCAAAGAAAGAACCTTCAGCATTAAGTAAAAAAATTGGTGGAATGATGATGGGCACAGGTTCAAGCAATAGAAAGACCGTAAAAGAGAACCGTGCTGCAATCGATTCTGAACTTAAGAAAGGTTATTAATCATGGCAGTTAACTCATCACGCTCAATGAACAAGGGCTTGAACGATGGAGCGACAGACGGCAAGTACCGTAAAGTTCGCCCAGATACAGAAGAGAATGCAATGAATACCTCAGCAACTGAGGCTAATCGTCAATCTCTACATCCATTCTATGGATACGGTTTTAGTACTACTGAATATCCAAACAAGGTGAATCCAGGTAAGTAATCATGGGTAAAAGCGCAGCAGCAAATTGGGCAGGACGTTGGGCACGTGGCGGTAGACCAGACCCACTATTAGGTTCTGTTCCTGATAGAAGTGCTAATAGAAGTTTGATGGAACCTCACAAAAATTGTAAATATTGCGCTGCAGGAATTGCAGAACCTCATCAACCAGAAGTGACAAAGCGTTCAACTAAAAGGAAGTAATCATGGCTAAAAGAGTTACTCATAAGAATCTTGGTGAAGCAGTTACTGCAAGAGAATCTTTTGTAGGCCCAAGCAGTCGTGGCGGTTCAGTAGGAGAAGTTGGTACTGAAACAGGCATGCTTCCATCTCATCTTGCAGAGCAGATGCGCTCTCATAATCCTTCTTATGTAATTAAGTCTTATAACACTCCCGTTGCTTGGCACGGAGACCAGGGATGGGTTGTCCCTGATGTTAGTTACAGCAGAACTACTTCAAGACTCCAAGGAACAATTCGTCGCTCTATTAATGCGCACTTTACCGATGCGCATAATAACGCAAGGAGTTAATCATGAGTAAGGCTCTATTTGGTGAAGAAGAAGACCCAACTTCTCGTTATCAAAATCCACGATATTCTGGAAAAAAATCAATCAAATATTCAGATATGTCAGTAGAAAAAGTAAAACCTTCTGGCGCTTATAGAGTTTCTCATTTTCAAGATGGGTTTTTGAACTCTAGAATGTATATGGGTTATAGCAAAAAAGACGCAATGAAACTACACAGAGATAGGTATAGTAAATAATCATGGGAAGCATGCACGCTGAAGAATATGCTGCTCACGATAGACAGTTTAAAAAGAATGGTAATGCTGGGCTTCGTGCTCATTTAGCAAGTAACTTGTATCCACCAGTACCGGAATCTATGGTCGCTCCGTCAAAGCGTGCTATCAATGCAGTTAATAAGGGCAATCATGATGCAAAGATTAAACTTCCAGATGGCATCACTTGGCGTGGTCAAAAGCATGCTCCAGCCCATGCTATTGTTGAGGGGCATCGTCTTGATGCCTGGATTAATCCAGTAGATTAGTGGCAAAGAGAGGCGGAAAAGGGGGCGGTGGTCGTAACGACTCACGCCGTAATGGGAAGGCTATGAAAAAGAATCCAAAAGTTAATAAAAAGAAGGGCAAATCCTGTTGTGGATATTCTCTCAAAAGAACTGATAGATTGGGGCATGACCAAGGTCATCGCAAACTAACTGTCGCAGCATAAGGAGCACTATGAGTAATGTACCCATTCTGGGTTCTAAACCTGTTGAAAAGAAGAAGACCTTCCGTTTATTACACTGTTGGGTCTGCGACACTCTAGAAGAGTTACCGCCATTTGAAGGCCCTGCAGAACAAGATTATTTACTTGAAGTTGCCTGCGAAAAACACGTGTTTGATTCTGGTGAACCTCACAGAGGTAATCTATTTGTTGACATTCCAGTAGATGCATGGCGTGACCCAGAAACTCGCAGAGATGCCATTCGTCAAATCAGACAAGGCGGTTCAAAAGGTCTTGCTGAAATCGACGATAAGTTTTACGAGACTCGCTCTACATTTATGGAAGATGCAATGAAGTGCTACAAAGCACACAATAGTCCTAAAGATGGCTGTGTTGACTGGCATGTCTCTGACAAGATGCTTATTCCAAACACAATAAAAGAGCGCCGTAAAGAAGGACTAGATAGTTATGAAAGCACTCCAGGAGTAAAGACATACTTATGTGATTTTTGCCCTGTAGCGATAAAGGTAGCCGAACGTAAACAGAAATTGATGGGGTTATAGATGGAACCTGTGATTGACCCAATTGAAAAAGAGAAGGCTTGGGAAGACCTTGGAAGACCTGAACCAAAGTTTCAATACGCCTTCACCATAGTAGTTCAGGATGATGGAGCCGTTACCACAGAGGTATTAAGTGGTAAAGAGATTCGTCGTAGAGCAACAACTTTTGACATATATCAATCCTGTAAAGAAATTGTAGGAGATATAGAGTCCCTTATGCTTGCAGACAGAGTTACAAAGTCTGTACTTGCAGCCTTGTCCATGACCGCAGATGATGAGAACAAAGAAAGACTACGTTCTGCCCTCTCAGAACGCGGCATAGATACCTCGAAAGCCTAAAGAGACATAGACTAGGCGTATGGAACGCCAGTTAGGTCTAGAGCAGGTAGCAGAGCCCGTTGAGATTACACGTGGCTCTACTTCGTACTTCTCTCAACCAGAAGAAGAATTAGACCCGCAGTTATTTACTGGCACAGTTCTCAAAGGCTGGGTGCGTAACGGCATTCTGCAACTTCTATTCGGATTCTTGAATGAGCAATACCGACACCCAGACCTTTGGGCCCACACTTGGATTGCAGGTTCTGCAGTCTCCTATCAGTGGGCAGCGCATCGTGACCCAGGTGACTTGGATGTCTTGATTGGCGTTGATTATGTACAGTTCCGTAGAGCGCATCCAGAGTATGTTGGCTTATCTGATACAGAAATTAGCAAAATGCTTAATGAGGATTTCCGCGAGTATCTACAACCAGACACAACTAACTGGCACGGTTTTGAAGTTACGTTTTATGTAAATCCTGGTGCTACAGATATCAGAACTATTCATCCATATGCTGCCTACGATTTAAAGCATAACGAATGGACAGTGTTCCCACGCAGAACTTCTGCTCCACGCAATGCTGCATGGGAGAAGGCTGTACAACAAGACCGCTCTATGGCTTCTGATATTGTAATGAGATACTCACGTGCCCTAACAGATATTCAAGCAGCACCAAACGATGCTGCACGTCGTAACGCAGAGTTTAAATTACAACAGGCTCTACAGCACGGAAAGATGTTATTTGAAGACATTCATCAATCTCGCAAACTTGCCTTTGGTGAGTTTGGTAAGGGATATGATGACTTCTACAACTATCGTTGGCAGGCTGGTAAAAAGTACGGCACCGTTCCTGCACTTCGTCAAATGCATGACTATCTAAAAGACTATGAAGGCAAGCAGGCAGAAGAAACTTACGGGGTAGAGTTGCCTGATACACAAACACTTATTCGTAGAGCAGCGACATATAGAGTAAGGGAGTAATTTGAATATAATTCTTTCACTAGACGGGGTACTTAGGGCGGAATCTGGAGAACCAAACAGAGCAGGAGTATTGGTCTACTACGCATTAAATAACCTTCATCGTGTTGCGTTAATTACAAAAGGTGATTTAGCCGATGCAAAGCACTGGCTTAACTCTCACGGCATTATTGGTTATGACGATTTATTAGATAAGTCGGTTGAACTTGCTGGAGAAGACCTGAAGAAGCGTCAGTTCACCTTAAGTCGTCAAAAGGCGCCTGTAGAACTGTTTGTTGATTCAGACCCATCTATGTGCGCTTGGGTAATGGAACAAGGTATCCCAACGTTACTCGTCAGTAACCCAAGTTACTTGCCAGTAGAGCACAGACCTGATGCCCCAAGCAAAGTTCGTAAATGGTCAGACATAGAAAATGCCATTACAAAAGTTAACATTGCTAAATCAAAATATGCAGCACAGCCTAAAGACGCACAACTTTGGGATGAGTAATGCTTATCTTCTCAGGAACAGAGGTTGGGAGTAACCGTACCCTTTTAGAGGGAATGAAAGTTGAGTCGATGGGACTCAACTATTGGGGATTGCGTAAAAGAGGACTGCCTAAAACAAAGATATGGCTTATTTCTGAACATTTCCAAGATAATGCAAAGGTTTACATTGAGTCAGGAGCATCACAAGCAGACAAGGCAGGCCTTTCAAAGCAAGAGTTACTAGACCTCGCCGCTGACTACCAGGAGTTTTTAGTAAATAACGCCGATAGAGCCGCAGCCTTCCAGGAGTTTGATTCACAAGTTTTGGGCAAAGAATGGGTAGAACAACAACGTCCCTTCTTTAGTAACGACCCTAAACTATGGGTCATCTGGCATCAAGAGTATGGACTACTGAACTTAAAAGAACTATCACAGCAATTCCAAAACATTGCAATACCCAATGATGAGATTGAATCAGTAACTAACTTATCCGGTATAACCAGAGCCTATGAAAGACAGTATGGAACGCGATATCACGCCCTTGGATGTGCCAAGCCAGACAACTTAAGGCAGATACCATTTGCCACAGCCAGCACATTGTCATGGCTTTCGCCCATGAGAAGAGGCGAGACAATCGTCTGGGATGGCACTAAGTTAGTTAGATATCCCAAGAAGATGAAGGACCAAGCCAGACTCCGATACAAGGCGATTGTTGAAGGAGCAGGTCTAGACTATTCAGAGTTTGTAAACGATAGTACCCTTGAAGCCACTAAGGTTGCCGTGTGGTCATACCTACGATTGGAAGAGTCAATGGATAAGAAGAAGCCCGATTTACATATTATCGAAGGTGGCAAAACTGAAGAAGTATCTGATAATAGCGATACGCCCCTTATGTCGGGTTTGATGGAATTGATGGGGGTACCTTCTGATAACAGTGGAGTAGAAGGGAGGAAAGTGGAGCGAAGTGAAGTGGTTCAAAGAGACCCTGAAGAGATGCAAAACTTACCTGTCTTTGGCTTTAATATAAAGACTGTAGTAGAAACGGATGAGAATGGAAGAGATGTCCTCAAAGATGTACCAGTCGTCCAAACGCAGAGTAGTTCGATTCGTCAGTGCAATACTTGCTTTGTCGCTTCTAACTGTCCTGCTTTCAAGCCTAATAACTCTTGTGCCTTCAATCTTCCCGTAGAAGTTAAGACCAAAGAACAACTAAAAGCCCTGCTCACAGCCATAATTGAGATGCAAGGTCAGCGTGTAGCCTTCATGCGATTTGCCGAAGAAATGAACGGTGGATACGCAGACCCTAACGTATCTCAGGAGATAGACCGTCTATTTAAATTGGTCAATCAGGTTAAAGAGATGGAAACTAATAAAGAGTTTATACAGATTACAGCCCAGCGTCAGAGTGCTGGTGGAGTGCTTTCAGCCATCTTTGGTGACCGTGCACAGGCGCTTCGTGAGTTACCAGAGACATTGAAAGAAGATACAGTTACAAAGATTATCTCTGAGTCAATAGAAGACGAGTAATCTGATAACAGTAATTATCAGGGCATGAAACAGGGTTCAACCTGTAAAGATTGCCAAAAGTATTAAACGAAGTTAACAAGTGCATGATAGGTTTCGTGCCTTCACAATAAGCCTTCCTTTTGAGGGTATTTGACAATATGATGAAATGGTAGGGGAAATGAATTACTTTTCTTTTAAGTTGGCTGAAGACTTTGTTGGTCAGTACAAGGACAAAAAGGCTCCATTTGGTTATCAAGATGCTGGTGGCAATTCGGTAGGGGAGATAACTTTCTTGCGCACCTATTCTCGTCTAAAGGAGAATGGTCGTAAAGAGACATGGGTAGATGTATGCGAACGCGTAATCAATGGCATGTACTCGTTGCAGAAGGACCACGCTAAAAGTCAGAGACTTCCATGGTCTGATGCCAAAGCAGCAGCCTCGGCAAAGGAGGCCTTCGACAGACTATTCAACTTAAAGTGGACTCCACCTGGACGTGGTCTGTGGGTCATGGGCACACCACTAGTAAATGTCCAACGAAATTCAGCAGCCCTACAAAACTGTGCATTTGTATCAACTGGCTCTATGACAAAGACCGACCCAGCAAAGCCATTTGCTTTCTTAATGGAGGCATCAATGCTTGGTGTTGGAGTTGGCTTTGATGATAAGGGCGCAGACAAAGAGTTCAATATCTATGAACCACAAGGAGAACAACCTTATGACATCCCAGATACCAGAGAGGGCTGGGTCGAATCAACAGCCACCCTCATCAATGCCTACCTACGAACAGATTCGAAGAATCCAGTATTTAATTATGAAGCAATCCGCCCAGCAGGCGAACCAATTAAAACGTTTGGAGGAACAGCAGCAGGACCAGACCCGTTAATTAAGTTACAC